GCTAAATTTTTTCTTAATCGACTTTCGTTTTCTTTTATCTCTTTAGCTTGTTTCAGTTCTTCATTTGTAATTTCGTTGTCACCATCAAGATCGTATGAATCGATCATAGATCCTTTTTGTAATTTCTTTTGTGCCATTAAAATAACCTCGTACCTTTGTTTACTAAAGTGGCTTTGCACATACATTCATATTTACGCACCTGATCCCCAAGTTGCATAACCTGACCATGCAATCTGTTTTTAAAATAATTACAATTGTTTACGTTTGAAAACTTTAGATCCCCACTATACTGTAAAGGATCTGTCATAAAACACATTAATATAAATGCAGCTTTCATCTACTTTCCTTGTATAACCAGGCAAGCATAAAAATAAATCCAACAACTGTAAGAAATAATACTACCCAGCCTATAACTTCCCATATTTTGCGTATCATTTCTTGTCTTTCATAAATCTCTTTTTTTCGCTGGAGCCTAATCTCTTTTTCCATTTCCAAAATTTGGTTCCATGAATTGGCTCCGTAGTGAAAATTCAAAAATGACTTGAGTTCCTGGCGCTGTGCTTCTAACTTTTTTTTTGCGGTAAATGCTTCGATAGCACTTGCTTCTATCTCTTTACCTTTAAATAATTTACGAAGTGGTGAAGCATTCTTCGCAGATTTCTCTGCATTATCAATGTCACTCATCGCACCCATCCAGCGTGATAGGTCTTTGCCCATTGATTCTATTTCTCGACCAGCCATAAAACCAGCACGAATTGCACCAAAAGCTTTGGAAGCTGCTGTAATGGCAAGTCCAATTGATGCTGGATCCATTAAATTTTTCCTATTTAATAACTATTGATAACAACAAGAGAATTGTTGTACCAGCTGTGCCTATCATTATTGCTTCTATTCGTTTTATACGAAGGATGGTTTCTTTCCATCTTTCTGCACACACAGCTTCATGTGTATCTATCTGTGACTTAACTTCTGTTACTGATGGTCTAGGCATATACTCTAATATTACACCCCACACTATCTCTTAATTTCCATAGCAGTAATTGTAGATATAACTTTTGCATGATTAGCTGAATCATTATAAGATGCAGATTGATTTATATAGTAATATGCAGCAGATGAGTTTAAACCTCTTGCTTGTAATTTATAAGTTGTTGCTGAAGTTGTTAATGGTGCATCTATAAAATCCATTGATTGATAATAAATTGGATATTGACTATTTGTAGCACCTGAAAGTGAACCAGTTGTAGATGATATACTATTTGATCCAGTTCCAGTACCTTGTCCAATAATTGTGCTTCCTCTTAAAAGACGAATGTAAGCAACATATCCACCATTAACAATACCTACTGCAACTCTATACATAATCAAAACTTCATTAGCAGTACTTGATGGTGTAATAGTTACAGCTAAGTTAGGTATATCTACAAAGTTGGTTTGATTATTATCAGTAAAAGAATCTGTTTTTGTTGATGTAACTGTTTGTACGACACTACCATTAGGTAAAGAACTTAAACCACTTCCACTAAAATTTAATTTTGTTAATGCCATAATCTATCCTATTAAATATCCACTAAAATAATTAGTTCCAAATACATCTATACCAGCAGCATAAGGTCTTATGTCTACTGTATCGTTTACTGCTAATTCAATAGCAGAACTAGCACTATCATTTTGGTAAAGATTAGAATGATTTCTTGTTCCTATTGGATAATCACTTCTTCCATAAGGAGTGCCATTTACATAAATTCCAGTTCTTCCTGTAGTTGCTGATCCATTCCAAACAGAATAAGAAAACCAATATACACCAGCTACTGGTGCAGTAAAAACATAAGTTGATACATTGTAAGCATTGCCTTTATTTAGAGCAACAGCATCATAAGGAACTTTACTACCAACTGACACAGAAACAGAATTATTATTATTGGCATATGCAGTAAAAGCAATTAACTGTGGTTGTGTAACTCTACCACTACTATCAATTGTCATAGCTGAAGTACCACTACTGTTCTGAATATTGTTTACTTTAATTATACTTGTCATAGTTTATCCTACTTGTTCAAATGTACACATTGTTCCATTGCTATAATTTGTCACTTTAAAGTTTCCAGTTTGATAATCATTAAAACGAACTCTATGTGTTGATACGTCAGTAATAGCAAGTAAAACTTTACAAGTTATATGTAAATAAGCACCATTTGTATAACACCCACTAATACCTCTTGCTTTAATTGTATAATTAGCACCACTATCTGAAGAATGTTGTATTGACCCACCAGCATAAATTCTTGCACCACCATCTGCATAACCCTCATAATTTAATGTAATGATAAATTTACCAGTATGAGGAAAAGTAAATACACCACTACTATGTGTTATTGCTGAACCTAATGTTGTGTATGGTGCTGTATCAAGAAGTGTCCAATTAGTGATTGCAGCATTAGAAGATGTTGCATCACGCAATCCAGTAATACCAAATTGTGAATAACACATCTTTGATGGGGTCATTGTACCATTGTTATTGACTGTCATAGCAGTATTAGTACCAGTACTATCTTTTATATTAGCGACTTCTAAGTTTGTTGCATTTATAATTCCACTCATATACTTATCCTATAAAAAATCCATGAAAATTACATACAGCCGTAAAATAGTCTGTTGTTGTACTTATTGCTCTTACATCTATCGTATCACCTACACTTAAATTTAAAGTACCATTTGCTGTTTTTGTATAATCTGAAGCACCAGTATTTTGAAATATACCAATTAAAGGATAATTATCTCCGTTTCCAGTAGTTAAAAGTGAACCATTTTTTCCAATACCTGCATATTGGCTACCACCACCATTTGACAAATATAATTGAAATGAAAAAAAATAAACTCCATTAAATGGTACAGTAAATTTATAAGTGCTTGTATTATAATGATTACCTATATTATGCAAAGTTGTATTAAAAGGTAAAACAGTATCATCAGCAACATTATCAACCCAACTACCACCAGTCATATGAGCAAAAAAAGATGGTTTACTAGGCATCTGTACTGCACCACCACTTGTCTTTGGCTCTATTGTATCTACAAATATTTTAGACAATTGTTAACACTCCATTTACTGTTAAGGTTTTACCACTATCAATAGTGATATCCCCAGCAACCATTGCTCTTTCAGATGTACCTATTGTTATGTTATCTGATATAGTTGCATCATTTATTCTTAGAGGATCACGAAACAATGTAGTCGATAGATGTGTGCCTTGTACTGATCCAGTTGATGGTACACCACTAGATAAAGCACTACCCATAACAAGTATGTAATCAATAACATCATTTGCTGATAATGTTGCTGTAAAAACAATCTGTGATCCCGATATATTATAAGCATCTCCTGGCGCTTGTGTCACACCATTGACGGATACAATACATTGTTCAGTTGTTCCAGGTGCGAAAGCTGCACCACTTCTTTGTAAGTTAAATGTATTACTAGCTGCTTGTGGTATAGCATCTAATTTTATGAACTCGCCAGTTACATTTTCTCGTCCAACATAGGGCATAATTTAATCCTTTGGTTTCTCTGGAAACTTAAAATCTTTATCATTCATGCTTTTAAATTTCTTAGTTATATCTCTTAATTCTTGTCTATATGTTTTCCATTTAGTTGGCATGGTAACATCTGAGTTGCCCATATAATCTGTTTCAGCTAATAACGAAGTTCTTTCATGTCTTAGTTCAGCTAACTCTCTATCAGCTTTTCCATCATTCCATGCTTTTTCTTCAGCATCTCTTTCTTTTTCTTCTTTTGCTGTAAATGCTACTTTTTTATCATTAATTTGTTTATATCTAGTCATTATTTGAATCCGTATACTTTAAAAACTGCACCAGCATGAAACTGCCCACTACCACCCCAAAATAAACTTAAACCAGTCCAATTATTATTTGCATGAAATAAATGCCCCCAATTACCAATTCTATAAGGATGATAGCTATAATAACTTAATTCAAATCTCATATATACAGCTTGTGATGTATTAGTACTTGATGGGTTATAAACATCAAATTTAATATTCATTGGATAAGAATTATATTGTCCGTCTTCTACTGCACCAGATGGAGTTATTAACCAATCACTAGCACCACCACTACTATTGCCACTATAATTATTATTAGCGTTACTAAATGTTACTGATCTTCTTGTATAATTAGATGAACCACTATCATAACTGCTTTGACCACTTAATTTAATTCTGGAATATAATTTTGCATCTCCATCATGTTCATTACCAGTACCTTCTTTTAAAGCAAGGTCAGTACAAACAATTTTGTAATATCTATAAGTGGTGCTAAATATATCATTTAATTCAATAGTATTAACGCCATCTGTAGATGTAGTTGTATTTAATAGTTCTAAATCACTAGCACCACTCACAGTACCAGTAAAAGCAAAAGTATCTGCTAAGTTCATTGATTCTGCTTGTATCTTACTTAATGCCATAATTAACCCTCATTCATTCCATATAAACAAACACTACCATCTGCAATGTTACCAGCATTAAACAATAAAAATATGCAATTTACCATTGAGGATCTTGTTCCAGCGGTAACATAAGCTGCACCATCCCACTTATACCAGTTACTATCTTCACGACCAGTTGCCCTTGATTGTATAACCATCGTTCTTTGTAAATTTATTGCATTATTACCAGTACCAAAAATGTCTACTATTCCAGTAACACCATCATATTGATCGCTACCTACATTCGTAGCAATTTCATGTGTATTCATGTTGTCATCATCCTCACTACCAGTTGCACCATCATCCAGTCTGAAGTAAGTTTTTTGACCTTGAGCATTTGACAATCCTGAATTACCATTGTCTATACTACATCTGAGGTATAATTGACTGCCATTATTTGTTGGGCGTATATTGTTAAAAACAAGTCTATAATTATTAAACGCAGAAGTAACTACTGTATTATTAAAAAGCAAAGAAAAAGCAGCAGTTCCCCCAATGTCTATTGATTGTTTTGCAATGAATTTATATCCTGGTATATCTACTGCACCGCTTGCTATCTGTGCAGAAGTAACTGCATTATCAGCTATCTTAGCAGTTGTTATAGCATCATCAGCTATCTTTGTAGTACTTACACTACTATCTGGTGGAACAGTTGTTTGTACTGCTCTTGCTAAATAAATAACATAGATATCATCTGAGTTAGATACACTACCAGTAAGCGTAACTGTTGTGCCATTGACAGAGTAGGCTTCTGTAGGTTCTTGTCTAACATTGTTAATATACAATGCAATGTCATTAGCATTAGCTACTGCATGAGCAAGTGTAAGACTTGTACCACTAGGATTAGAAAAGTCTTGCTTTTCTAAACTTGTAAATGCTGTGTCTACTGGATTTCCTATATATGCCATTAGCTTATTGCATCCACTCTTGAAACCCAAACATCTAGGCTTGTTACTGTACTCGATTGAAAAAACATTCTATCACCACTTTGAACAACAAGTTTTGCACCACCATCTAAAACTTGTAATGCACTATTAGCTGGTATTGGTGCATCTTTAATTAAATAATGAACATCCGTAACTGTGATCTGACCTCCATGATTTGCATGATTGCCACAATAATAATATAAGGTAGACGGAGTAGAAGAGGACACAACTACAGTTAAAGTATTTGCATTTGTATCTCTTGTAACACCAGTTGTGTATTCAGAACCACTATTATGAGTACCATCAGAAGTTGTTGACAATGAAAATGGATGTGCTGACGGATAACTAAAAACGTATGTAAAACCTTTTAACAATGTAATATGAGGTCTGACTACACCATCAAGTAAATATTGACTTGATACTACTGTAACTGTAATTGCAAAAGGATCACCAGTATTACCAGTAAATGCACTTGATGTCATAAAACAAGAAGCTGTTATGGCATTGTCTGTTTTGTTTGCCATATGAATACCAATGATTGTATTGTCGCTGCCAAAGTCAGATCCATTAGGTATGTCCTGGGCAATTGTGCCAATATTGGTTATAAAGTTTCTTTCAAAATCTTGTGCCATTTTTTACTCCTATAATGCAACAGACATTGCTATAGAGAACCCAGCTGAAGCACCGCCGCCCTCGACAGCAACCCATGCGGATCCGTTATAAAATTTTAATTTTCCCTCACTACTCGAATAATACAAAGCTCCAGTTTGAAGAGCATTTCCGTCATTATCAACAGAGGGATCTGAGGATTTAGATCCTAAATAAACATCATCAAAAGCATCCTGGGATGCAGCTGCTTGTTCTGCATAATATTTTGCAGAATATAATCCAGTATTTCCTATTGTTGTATTTGTAGCAAAACTATTACCACCACCTAATGCCCAGTTTTTTGCAGACCCAGCATTGATTGTTGATCCACTTACTGCATAGGCTTTTGAACTAAACTCACCTGAACTATCAACAGCACCAGGATTTATTGCCCATTCTTTTGACGCACCAACCTGATTGGTAACTCCAGTACCACCCAAAGCGTGTGCTTCAGAACTAAACTTACCAGTACCAGCTACAACTTCACCAGTTGTCTTTGTTGCAAAATCTTCTGCAAGCTGTACGTTTACTGTTGCAGTAGCAGCTGACGTTGCACTAGCGGCTGCTTTAGCTGCATAGTGTAAAGCTGAAAAACCTTGAGTACCACCTGAAAGAGTGAACTGGGAATCTTCAGCATTTATTGCTAATTTTTGGGCATCCGCTGAAGCTGTTGTTGCAGTAGCCGCATCAACTAATAAAGTGTATTTTGCACTATTAGCATTTGTTGTAAGCGGTTGTGATCCGCTTGATGTATGAGCAGTATTAACAATAAATATATTATTAGTGCTTGTGTCTTTTACAATATCTCTTTCAGCATAAGCTGTACTAGCTGCCCAGTTACCTCGTGACGTTCCAATCGCAGTAGTAATGGTAAGTTCACCAGTACTATCAAAAGACAGTATTTTATTAGCACGATCAGTAGCACCAACAGTAAATTCTGTGCTAGTCATTGTATTTGTTCTTGATATTTTTAGTGATCGATCAATAGCTTCTTGTAGCTGTTGAGCAATCATAGTAATTCTATCAAGAGCGTTTTCATGACTTTCAGCTGGGAATGGATCATTTTCTACATAATCAGTTCCCTGGGTAAGTGTTAAATTTCTTCTAATTAAAACTGTTTCTCCACTTTGCGGTCTTTTGTCAGATGACGAAAAGTGAGCATCATTTGAATTACCAGTATTAAATTTAAATAAAACATTACCACCATTTGCATTACCAGCATTTGTAACTATGTAATCTGTATTTAAAGATTTAACTGTTTCTGTACCATTTGCTGATCGAACAATTACAGTTAAATCACCATCAGCAAATATTTTAAAACTATATGGAAAAGAATGTTGGGTTCCATTTGCACTAGCACTATTTTTTGTAGTAGTACTGGATATTGCCATATTATTGTCCTCTTAAAATTTTTCTTGATTGATCAACTGTGCTTTCATCTCTAAATGCATCTGCCAAATCTTCATTGCCTGGTGAAGCTAAAAGAATTGGTAAAGCAGCTTCATAAAAAAATCTTTCTGCATTTTTAATCATTTGTATTTTTTCATCATCGTTTGCTTTTACATATTCAGGGTTGATCATTAATATTTTTAAATAATCTCTAAATGTATAACCGCCTTGACCTTTTAGTGAACCTTTTATTCTTAAAGGTAACATAACCTGGTTTTTAGCTATTTCAGTAAGTTGTCCTCTTCTAATGTCATCAAGAGATATACCTCTCATTCGTTTTTTTTCTTCTGTCAGAGGTGCGCCCAATCTAATAAGTTCTGCATGATAAGGCTCTATTTCTTCTACACCATAAGACATTCTAAAAGGCGTAATACTATTCCACATAGCAAGTATTGGATTCACACTAAATGGAACACCACGCTCTTTTTTAAATCCAAGCATATCATATTTGTATGCAAACTTTTCTTCTACACCTTTAACATATGGCAATGTCATTACTTGTTGATTCCAACCATATGCCATGTTGTCGTAAAAAAATTGTGCGGCACTATCACCATCAATATTTTTTAAAGTTCCAACCAATCCATAAGGTGTTTCAGCGAATGGGTTATCTGTTTTTTTACTATCTTCAAATAACTTTTCAACATCAGCTATGCTGTAATATTGTCCAGGAACAGCTGGGGTTTTTCTTGGTATTATAGTTCCTTGACCATCCACGCCCTCTTCTTCTTTTGTAAGTTTAGATATATTTCTTACTGCACTTGAATAAGGCAAGGGCAATGCACCTACCATACTACCAAGAGGACTATCTACTATTAATCCAGGGTCACCATATTCGATTGCTCTAGCTATAGATCCTAGACCTTGTAAAAAAGGAAGATCTCTAAAATAATCATATGTTGCCAAAACACTAGCAGATATTAAATTCATACGATCTTCAGGATCATAAAACATAGTTTGATATTGAGCGGTACTTGCGGCAATACCTAAAAATGCACTTACTGGTTCTAAACCTTGATAGCTAACATAAACAAGTTTACCATTTGGTAATCCAGTTTCCCTATTGTACATTGGCAAAACGTCACCATCTTCATCAGTTGGAAAACCTTCTGCTCTAAATACAATACTGTAAGGCTGCCACCCAGGAGGTAACATTTTTTGTGCTTGTTTATCTCTTGGATAAGATCCAGTTAGTTGTCCATTTAATGCATACTCATGGAACATTGATAATGTCATTGCACCCAAAGACATTTTGCCCATTGTTCTTTGTTGTATTCTTGCACCATTTTTACCAAGTATATTATCTCTTACCTGGCTGCGGCTTGGTGTAAGTAATAAAGCTGCATTTATTAAAGGATGACCTTCTGCAACTCTAAGCATACTGTTTGTTGGCGCCTTGGCAAAAGGCATTAACAATTTACCAATAAATCCTCTTCTAATATTTTTAGTTAATCCACCAAGTAATCCATCACCTAAATCACTTGTCATTGTAACATATCTAGCTGCATTATCTAATTCATCAGATTTAAATTTAGGATCTAATAAAACCATTAATGCATCATCTACTGAATCATCATTGGATTTACCTAAAGCTTTTGACTTTCTAACTTGCCTTACAGCTTGTTCATACAATTCACCACGACTTGAAATTACTCTCCAAAAATCGTCAGCAGCTTGTAAAGCAGTTCCTGGGTATCTAATGATTTTACCTAATAAATCAACAGCTTTACCAAGGTCACCTGATAAATTTAATGTTTCAGCATCTATTGCTTTGTAATTACTATTTTCAATTTTATTTAAAACATCTGCTGGTACGCCAGTTTTAAATGTTTTAGCCATCACAATGTACGCATCTCTCAAAGATTTATGATAACCATAATATCTAGCAAATATATCTTCAAAAAAAACACCTTCAGGGTTTACTTGTTTGCCAAGTGTTTTTTGCCCTAGTCTAACAGTTGTTCCAATACCAGCTGCAAGAATATCTGCCATTGAATTGTAAATCATAAATAAAGGCGTAGCCAAAGCGTTTTTTAAATGTGTAGGCGCCCAGCTTAGTAACCCATTTATGTATACCTCTTGCCATACATCACCTAATTTTTGATACCATGCACCAGCAACATATTTATTACCATTAGCTTGTCCACCTTCTTTAACAGCATCTAAATAACCTTTTGCCATTTTTTGAACAAGATCTGTTCCGCCAGTTTCATCAAGAATAACTTGTGCCTGGACTAATGGCTGATTTGTACCAGTTTGAATTTTAAAAGATTGCAATGCCCTGGCAATTTCAGTTTGCGCCCCTTTTACCTTCATTTGTATACCAGCATGAATTGACATTTGCCTTCTAAAAGCAACCATGTCATTTGGACTTGCATTTCCACTTTCAATTTTTTTTGCAAGTTCTTCTAATCGAGCAGCTGATTTTTGTAATAAATATCGAGCAGCTGTCATTTGTTCTGCATTTAACAGCTGACCAACTTTTTTATTTAAAAGTTTTTTTGTAAATCCTATTTCATCCGCAAGAAGGCTCGAAGCTTCGTCAATAGTTTCTTTGTTTGTTTTGATACCCCTTTTTTCAACTTGTTGAGTATCTGCGAAAATTTCGCTAATAGAGTTAATTGCTTTCGTGACATCTGCACCACTATCAAAATTGTTAAAATTAAAATCTAAACCAGTATCACCTGATATTAAGTTCTTATCTTTTATTTCAAGATAATCTTTGACGTTACCTTCGTCAGCTAATCCTTGTCTAAAATTAGTTCTATGAGCAGCTTTTGCTTTTAGTGTAGCTTCTGTTTCAGCTGCTTCTTTTGCTATACCAATTACATCTTCTTCAGGGTTAACAGCCTTTGCACTAAATCCAGCTTTTGAAAATCTTTCTGCACCTTCTTCAGTTAACACTCCAGGTGTTAATTTTTTTTGTACATCCTCGTAAGATTCACCCTCTTTTAATAAAGTTTCTGTACCAGGCTCAGGAACTCTTTGTGTTGTGTCACTTCCTGACACAGATCCACTTACACCGCCTTTTTCTTCTCTTTTAAGAATTTTACTCAATGAATCTATAATTGGTAAAAGTGCTTTTCCTTTACCAGCTACCTGGATATTTTCACTAACATCAGGTCTTGTACTCGCAATTTTAGCTTCATTGGTATTTAAAGCGTCTTGAATTTGTTCGTCAGGTATTGCCATGAAATTCCCATAAAAAAAGGGTGCTTCACAACACCCCAACTATATATAGTCTTATACCAAATTTTAGGACATTTGTGAATTTTTTTCGTCTGTACCTTTATTAGCAGATCCAGTTATATATAATTCAGCAAATCCTTTGCCTGACTTTTTTGCTTCAATTTGCCTTCTTAAATTTTTGACAACAAAATCATTTTCATCAAAACCAGCATCAAGTTCCTCCTGAAGCTGTTCTTCCAAAGTACTCGTCATAAGTAACTCCACCTTTTATCCAAGTTGCGTCAGGGTTTTTATAAACCACAGTTTGATAGCTTACTACATCTGCAAAACTTATTCCATCTATTTTTGAAATTTCTCTAAGTACGTTTTTAAATTCTTTTTCTTTTTCTTTAAATATTTGATTTGCCCTAGATGCATCAAAAGCTTCATCAAACTCAGGTATATATTGAAATCTAACGCCAGTAAGTCCAGCAGTAGGCTGGTTGCTTAATTTCATTATGTCAGGTCTATCTTTATACCTTGCATCAGTTATAAATGTAAATCCATCTATACCTCTTGCCCTTAATGTGTTTGTTATAAGCTGTGCAAAATCAACGCCTTGTCTATTTTGAAAATAAATTTCTGCGCCTGGTCTTGCCCCTTCTGTTCCATCATCAACAACTTTTGATACGAATACAGCATCTTGATTATATTTTTTACCTAAGTTTACAATCGTATCTGTCATTCTTTTTGGGTTGAAATTAGTCCTGGTAACAACTTCAAAATTCATGGATTTTTCAAGTTCACCCATAAATTCACCATAAGTGTTATTTGCCTGGAACGCCATAACAGTATTATCTTTTTTTAGTGGCTCAACAAGTTCTTTACTTAATTCAGCTTGGTCAATGTTAGATGGTACGTTACCAGGTCTTTCTCTTGATATACCAGCTATAGTCCTTTGCGGTGAACCTTCAAGCGTTTCAAGTTCTTTACCAGCTGCTATACGATCAGCTTCGCTTGTATTTACACTATTAATAATTGATCTAAGTTCTTTTACTCTTTCAGGATTTGCTGACCCACCATAGACACTTTCAAAATCTAATGAACCTCCTTCACCAGCTTTTGAAGTCCATCCATTTTTAGTCCACTTTTCTTTTTCTAAAAACCATACAACAGCTTGCAAATCGTCAGCACCCATATCACCAATATTTGGATTAAATGCTTTTATGCCGCCTTCTGAATTTAAAATATTTGCAGCATCAGAAAACACTTCTTGCCCAAATCCAAATTCAGATCCTATTTGTGGATTTTCAAATGTGCTTTGTGTTAAATGTTTACCAGCTACAGCTTTTTCTACTGGCGGTGGTATTCTTGGTTTACCAGCTGCATCTCTAAGATATCTAGCTGCCCATACATCAATAGTTGCTTCATTACCAAATCCAATTAAATTACCAGTAAAATTAACTGTTTTAGGAGCCTTGCCAGGTTTTATTTGACGAAACATATCTAATAATGCTGTTGTTGCTGCTGGACTATTATTACCAAACATTTTACCAGCTGCATTTCTAATTAAATCAAAATCAACATTTTTATCTTTTGCCATTTGCGTTAGTTGTGCAGAATTTAAATTACCACCTTCATCAGAAATTTTTTTATACATTTCAATTTGTTTATCAAAATCACCTCGAACAAAACCTCGAAGGACTTCAACAGCATTTTCATAATTTTGCTGTACGTTTGTCATTGCAGATGTTGCACCTATAATATCAGCAAAAACATCAGATAAACCGCCAAATTCTCTTCTAAGTCTAGATCTCATAGACCTATACCAATTGGCTTGATTAATAATATCTATAGCGTCTTGGTCACCATTTTTTGCTCTTTCAAGAACACCATTAACATCAGATACCATTTTATTTACTAAATTATTCTTATGCTGTGAAATAGCTTCTTTTGAATAACTTTGTATTTTTTTATCGCCAGGTGTATGAAAAGCATAACTTGGCTGCTGCCATCTTATATCTATATTACCTTTATTATCTATTTTAAATGATGGGTTTTTACTATCAGCAGCAATATTTATTGGCAACCATCCATTTCCTTCAGGATATTCATTTTTAATTCTTAAAGCTTCATCTCTAACTAAATTATATTCTTTTGTATTTTTGGCGTCTGCTTTTAGCTTTGATGTTTCTGCTCTCGATAATCTTGTAATTAAATTACCAATTACATCGCCTTTACCAGCTTCTGCATCGCTTGCTGCTGTTGAGCCTACTGCTACAGTTCCACCAGCCAAAACTTTTTTCCAAGGAATTTTTCTGCTAATTTTAAAAAGTAATTCAAATATTCCTGATATTCCAGCGCCTTCTAATGCATTTTTTGCTAATTTTAAAGCTTCAGGGTCATCCTCATATTTTACAAATAAACCCTCAACCATTTCACGAATAGTGCCTTTTTCTTCTTCAGATACATCGTCAAAATTTTTTAATAAAGTTCCAACTAGATTTTGATCATTTGAGTTGAATGCTGTTGCATCTGCAATTGCACCCCAAGCAAAAGATCTTGTAAGAGCATTTGCATTTGATATAAGTTTGATAAAACTTGCAGCTGGTACAGCTGATGTTCCAAATTGTGAAATAACTTCTACTATATTGCCAGTTGTTTCATTATCATAAGGTCTTGTAATAAATTCTTTATATGTATTATTTAAAGAATCAGGTATAAGTGTGTTGCCAATATTTGATATATCTTGAACTGCTTCTCTTAAAAATTCACCGCCCATAAATGGCTTTTCAATATTCATACCTAATTTATTTAAAAGTGCAGTTGCAATATCAACTGGTAGTCCAGCAATAGTAGCAAGATTTTTTGGTAACTCTGTTGCACCTTTTGCAAAACCAACTGGTACTGCACGACTTATTGTATCTAAATATGTTTCTTTGTCTTGGTCGTTTGTTTTTTCTTTTGTTTCTGTTGGTTCTTTTTTCTTTACAGCGCCAAAATTAAAAAAACTAGCTACCTCTGCATTTTCATATTCGTTGAGTTGCTCATCTAAATAACTTGTCATTGTACAGCATCCACATTATATTTTTTATAACCAAGCAAATTTTGATATACGCCTTTAATAATTAAATCATTTGATAAGTTTGGATTACCAAGCGTAGATATTGCGTCAATTGTTGATTGGTAAGGTTTATTTAAATCAAAAGTAAATCCTGGAATTTTTCTTTCAAGTTGTGATTTAACATTGCCAAGATAAGTTATAAGTGATTCTTTCATAATTTTTCTATACGCAAGTTTGTTTGCATCGATAATATCATCTGCTTTATCAAGGGTACTATTAAAAGTAATTTCTTTACCAGCTTTGTTTTCTGATCTTTTCCAAGATTGTAACTTCTGTAATGCTTGATTATAAAGAAGCTGTATTGATTTACCAGCAGCAGAAGTAGTATCTAAATTTTCACTATAGTTAAGTTCATTTCTAAACATAGTGTGCGCTTCTTTAAAACCATCATTTATTTCTGTTTGTATTCTTTTTAAATAATTTTTGTAATCAGAATCAGATAACTTTTCTGCTACCTTTTCTAAAGCTTGAACAGTTAAAACATTATTTCTATCAAGTTTATCAAGAAGCGCTATAGTTGCTCTATCTGATTTTTTTGTATCACTATTTGTTTTATTTTCTTGAATGCCAAGAAGTTTTTCAGTTTCATTTAATTTGCTTGTGCTTTCATAATAATTTTGAGTTTTTAATATTTTATGATTTGCAATAGCTTTCTTTAATTCTTCTGTATTATCTAAATCAGCATTTATAATTTTAGCGTAAAGCTTATCATTTTTTTCAATTTGATCTTTTTCTTCTCTTTCAATTTCTTGTACTCTTTCATCATCAATTTGTTTTGCTAGTTTTATAACTTTTGCCCTTTTATCAGCTTTGTTGTCTAGCAAACCTAAAGCATTAGTAATTGCTACATTTGCACTTGGATCGTCAAATATTTCTATAGCAGCTGCTAAAGCGCTAGGACTTGATTTTAATTTTTTTAGTATCAATCCATCAACTAAAATTTCAGCTGTTTTGTCAAAAGCAGCTGCATATTCATTTTGATCATAATCACCATTTGTTAGCGCTAATCTAAGTACGCCAGGATTTTTATCATTAACAGAGAATATTTGTTGATAGCGCTCATTAAACTCACCAAAATTATCAGAATCAATAGCACTTTTTACAAGTTCATTTGTAGTATCTGAAATGTTTGCCTTGTTAATTTCACTAATTAGTTTGTTATTTTCTTTCACATATTCAAGAATATTACTACTAAGTAAATCTTGACCAACACTTAAAAATCTAGCTTTAGATTTATTTGTTGATATATATGGCTCATTTGTAACTGGATTAATTTTTGTTCCATTCACATATTGTTTTAAAAGAGTTTGCATTTCAGCTTTAGCTTTTAATTCAGCTTTTACTGGATTTTGACTTTTTAAATATTTTTCTCTAATTGAATACAATTCAGTATTCATTGCTCTTTTAGCAACATTTACGTCTGTTTCTGTTTCAACTTCAAGTTTCCTAAGACCTATGCGTGTTATATCATCTCCAATTTCTGATATGACTTGACCTTGTTTTGCCATTACAGATGGATTGATTTGTGCAGTTAAAAAACGACCGCCACCACCTTTAGTTGTGAAGGATGTTTTTTGTTTGTATGTTGGAACTCTCATTTATGATACACTTGCCATAGTTGAAAAAGCTTTTCCAACAGCTGCTGTTTTCATTGCTCTTGCAGTTACTCTTGCTTCATACATTGCAATTCGACCTCTTAGCCTTTCATTAACAGCTGATTCTCTAAAATCACTAGCAGTAAACGCTGCCTGGCGTATACTGTTTTGGGTATCGATTTCAAAGTTCAAAGCGTTATCCAATAAAACATCTAAAGCTGAACCAGTAATAGCAACATTATTTTTTCTCATTGCCATTGCAGAAGCATCGTTTAGTCCTCTAAAATCTTTTCTAAATTTTACTGCGTTTCTTGTAGCATCAAATAAAGCAATTTCAGCTTTCTGTTCTGCTACCTTAGCATTTCTTTCAGCAACTTGTTGATTGTACCTGGCTGCTCTTTTTACACCTTTAGCAGCTTGAAATTGTCCATAGGTCGATACACCAGTTCCTATTGCAGTTAATACTGTAGCGCTCATCAATTCACCTTTGCGTATAAAATATGATTTCTTGCATCAGGACAAAATTTCCTGACCATTCCTTCTTCTTGCATTCCTACAAGTTCAATCCATCGTTTAGCTTGATCCCAATCTTGTTTGACATAGGCTTGTACTCGATGAAAATTTTTGATGTTCATTAATTTATTTAAATATTGTCTTATTGTTTTTGTTATTAAAATTGGATGTTTATACACCAGCTTAGATCCAATAAACCAAGCTTCACCAACACCATCCCACATAGGATATATACCTCCACAAGCAACTATTTCTTCATTTATGATACCAGTAAAACAAAGATCTTGCACTATAACTTCATCCATAAACTGTGATATTTCTATAGCTGGTCTATTGTTTTCACTATTTAAATTACCATCGTAAAGTGTCCTGGCATGATCACCTTGAAAATCAATAATAATCATTTATCAAATACAGATACTGTTGGGAATATTGCCAGGATTGTCATTGGCAATGGCTGATCTTGTTGTATCACAATTGTTGCATCCTCATCGTATCCACCTCTAAATTCAACAGTTTTATCCCCAGTAAACAATGGAATAGCTGTATCCATATCATCGCCTGAATCTCTAAAAGGCACAACATCTAATTCACTTGTTGATGTACCTACTTTCAAACCAACAGATCTAAATAATCTTACTGTTACTTCTGATATTCTTTTTACCTTGCCCTGAGCGCTTCCTAAAGCAGAACCTGAATCAATTCTTAGTGTTTCAACTTTACTTGTAAAAGGTAAACCAATATGCGCTTTAGTGACAGATCTTTGCAAAGCAATTGCACCTGAACTAACTGTAACGTCAGGATGAATAGAGCCATCAGCCAGTACTGAAACTGTTTGTCCTTCCAGGTGATCTAAACCACTTATTGTAGTTGCAGCTGATCCTGAGTAAGTAAGTCCGCTATCAACAAAAAAAGCATCACTAACACTTGTCCCAAAATCAAAGTTTCTCATGCGTTCTACATATCTTTTAGTAGCGCCACCTATTGTCCTTTTTACAATGATGTAAACTTCATCTTCGTCAAGGTCACCTGGTATAGTTGCAACACTTTCGACAACAGCATTACCTGATCCAAAAGCGCCACCAATAATATGTCTATGCCAGGCAACAACTTGTTCTTCTCTTCTATATGTCATGCAAGCTAACACGCCATCATTTCTTACTGTCCAAGCAATACTATCAGGCTCTTGCTGATAAGCAAAACCATTGATACCGCCTTCAGTAATATGTTCTGCAAGTATGGTCATGTCAGGCGCTACATAACTATCAGATTCATTACTAAAAATTAATTCTCTTAATTTTCTTTTTGCTCTTTGTAAAAACAATGTTGCATTGCCTACTTGCAAAGGCTGGATATTTGCAGATCCATATGTCGTTTGTTGTTTAATCTGTGTGTTATCAGGCTTCAATGGCTCGTCAAAACCTGATGCTCTAACAATAAATTCACCACCGCTTGTGCCAACAATAAGCTGCCGCCCTGACGCCAGGTATCTAATAACATTAACTTCATTCGAACCAATTGTGTAAACCAAACCATCATCAGCATTTGTGCCACGCTCAAAGTTTTCAAAGTCACCACTTTGAGAAAAGAATATTGTTTGTGGTTGATGACTTGTTCCACCAAATACTAAACGCTGTTCATAAAAAGCAACAGCTGCTGGAAATCCAGTTGTATTAGAAAAAGCACCAAGCGAAAAATTACTATCTGCTATCAATTCACCTTCTAGTGTTTTATTACTTCCAGCACTTTCGTTTGCTAAATCAATACCTGGCGCAAGAGTAAGAACAGTATCTGTAACATCTACAATTAATTTACCTGACCCATTATTACTTGAAGAACTACTAATGGTAATCTTCATGCCATTTTCAAAACCCTGGGTAATAAAGTTACCAGCGCTATCTTCTATTCTATCATTATGTTCTAAACCAGTACTGTCAGGATCTCCTTCATGAAAAGATATTGTGCTTGCAGTATACGAAGGCATCAATTCTGCTCTACCATCTTCTAACTCTTGAACAGTTGCTGTAACAGATGTAGCGCTACCAAATGCAGTTATTTTAGCAAAACCTTTATGCAACTTTACAAGACGCCCTACGTCAGTAGACACAAAAGTATTTGCACTTGCTGTAATTGTTACAGAACCAGTTCTAGCATTTGCAGTTAAAGTTGTAGTAGTTAGATTTGTATCTAACATTGCACCACGCTGAAGATTAACTTCACTAACTGTCCAGGCAGTATGCGCTGTCCTGGTTATTTTTCTTGGTGCATGATCAGGATGCGCTATGTACATAACGTCAGCTGTCTGAGCAAACTTAATGTCATCAAGCTGCGCTGTTGTATAAGGTGTTGCAAATTCAACTGGGTTACCACCTGAAACAACAATACCTCCATCCTTATAAACTCTAAAATACTGATTGCCAAATTCTAAGATATAAGCTTGTTCAACATTAAATTGAAAAGGTATAAGTCTTGTTTTAGCTGAACTTGTTTTGACCTCTCTAATAAATTCTGTGCCAGGGCGCCTGGTTAGTCCGCCATGAGGTTGCACTAAAAAATTTTCAATAAGTTGTGCGCCATTATCATAACGACCTAAATCAGTACGACCAGTTAGTCTTGGCGATAATTCACCAGCTGTAAAATTCTGCTTGGCTGTTGTGACTTTAGCCATATTACAACCTCGATGCTAGAAAGACATTACTTTCTGCAACTGTAAGACTTGATTCGTTGTTGATTGTTGCTGGTGTTCCTTCGTTAGCATCGACAAATCTAGCTTCAACAAGTTTTGCTTTATACATCTGATTAAGCTGCACCATTAATGATGCGCTGTTAACCAAGGCATAAGCAATATCAGCTGCAAGTCTAGCAGCTAAAGCTTCAACAAGAAGCTGATCATATTCATTAGGATCTTCAACTCTTGCCACATAAAGTAATTTTATTTCAGTTGTATTAGCTAAAATTTTTCTGCCTTCAACTTTGTAAACTAAATCTTGATCTTGCAGCTGTAAAACTCTAAGACAAAATGGATCTGTGGGAAGGGTGAACTGATTAGAAAAATCAAAGTTGGGTGTTTCAGTATCTGACGCAAGAGTTGCTCTTCTTAGCAAACAATTCCAGGGATGAGATCTAAAAGTTGCATCTCTGACATTTATGTATCTTTGATTACAAATTCTAGCTGACTTGCTATCCTCAGTTAAAGATAAAATATTTGATGCTCCAATTAAATTTAAAGCTGAATTACATATATCAACAACACTTGCCATAATAAACCTTTTAAAAAAATGGGGCAGTTTTTAGGCTGCCCCTGGAGGAGAGGATTAATCTAATGCGTAAAGCATAGTTAATTCGATAGTACCAGTAGCACTTGCACCAGCTAAGGTGACAGTTACTGGATAACCATCTTGATCAGCATCAATCTCAATTCCTGAGCCTAATGCTAATGTTGCTGCAATATCAGCTTTACCAGCTGAAGCAGAAGAAGCTGCTGCTTTAAATTCGTCTGCATCTAAAGCAACTGCTGTTCCAGCAGCATTGTTGTAGGCTCCATGTCCTACAGCTAAAGTTGTGCTTGAACCTAATGCGTCATGTGCAAGCGAACCACTTATTATTCTTGCACCATCAGGTAAAACAAACATTTCGATAACATCACCAGCTGAAAGCGATGATGCTTCATAAACGCCATGAGCAATACGAACTCTGCCACCTAATTCGTTGGCTTTGTTCTTTGTAGAAGGTACTGCTCTAGCATTGGTTCTTTGAGTAGAAAATACTGTTGCCATTTAAACCTCCCTTACTCTGAACACTTAATTTCTATTACTTTTTCTTCTTCCATACGAGTTGCCCCCATGGTCATGCAGTAATAGACTTGTGTTGCGTATGACTTGTCAGCACGAGTGTCGATCTGAGCATTTGGTTCTTTCCCAAGTGCGACCTTCATCCCATCTTGCGCCCATGCAAAAACTCTTCTATCAGATGAACCATCTACTGGTAATCTGTTAGAAACAATAAAGGTAAAACCTACAAAACTAGAAATTGTTCCAGTTGCTAACGCTCTAACAGTATTGAAGTCTGCACTAGTCACAGTTGTTGAATTTAATAAATCGCTGATCTGTTTTGGAGATACAACGATGTACCTTTGAATAGATGGATCTACTGAGTTCTCATCTAGCTTCTGTTTTGCTTCAACTAACTTAGCAATTGTAAGTCCAGCTGAACCAGCAGCTATTTGATTACCAGCTGGGAAAGATGTTGTGGTTGCTCCATCCTTACCAGTTTTTGCGTCACCATGCATCGCTGCAATAATAACATCATCCATCTTTCTGCCCATAGCAGCAGCAGCTGCCCTGGCATAAGTTGATGTAGGATCAATCAATAATCTGATTTTATCCTGGTCATCAATCAAAGTCGCATACTCATAATCTGACATTGTGACCATGCGTCTTGAGTGAGGTGTTTCAATCAAAGGGGTGTCGCTGTTTCTTGTAGTTTTTTCCACAGCGGCAGTTGATCCCACCTGATCGAAGAAAGCTTTCTCACCATTAACAGTTTCAATATCTACTGTATTTCGTAGAAGTGATCCCATTTGCTGTGAGAGAAGCTGAACATTCGCTGAAAATTGATTCACGAATGCGGTAGTTATCTGATTCGCAGACATAACTTTTCTCCATTCAATTAAGGTTAAATTTTTCTACGAAGGCTATCTGCATAGCAGACCATCTATTACTAAGGGTAATTACTCCACCTTACTCAAAGGTTTGCGCTGTGGGGCATAAGCTTATCCACAGATTAACCCATTCCTGGGTGTTCTTTATGCAGCTGGAGGACTTAACATCTCTCGAAGCTGTAAGGCTCTTGATACTGACCTACCATGATCAGGATGATTTTTATCCCAGTAGGCTGTATTGGAAGGAGCCATCAAATCGTTTAGTTCTTTTTGTACATCATCAAGCGCCATGCCTGGTACATTATCTCTTCCTGAAAAACTATCTTCACCAATTTTTTCTGCCAAGAACTGCCCAACATTTGACATAAATTCAACGATAACTGGGTTGTCACCAATCAAAGTTCCATCTGATAATTTTATTTCACTTATGGCACTATCTTCAGGCGCAAAAGTGTCCAGGACATTATTAGCAAGATCAAACTTTCTTTGATATTCATTTCCCCATTCTGCTTTTAGCTGGGTATCAATTTCATTTCTTACCTGGTCAATTTGCTCTTCTGTTTGATTTGTAACTGACCCAATATATTCCCCATACTCATCAAAAATGCCTACAGCTTGTTGTTGGGTCAAGCCATGTTTATGTGCCATTTGCTTGAAAAAATTTAGTCCATCTTCACCAATTGTATCATTAACTTTTAACTCATAACCATCAGGCGCTTCAGGTCTACCTATTTTTGCATAAAACGCATCCATTTCTTCAGGCGTAGTATACTTTCCAGGTATAGCTACTTTATCTGCGCCTACCATTTTTTGTGCGTTTATCAATGATTTAGCCATGCCATTGATATCTTTGTATGTGGCAAGACTTGGATCATCTCTTATTGTTTCGTCAATGTGATCTCTAAAATTAAATTCTGTTGCTTCAGACGCTGCTTGTCCAGTTTCTACTGGGGCATCCGCTACCTGATTTTCTTCAGACATTTAGTAACTCCTTTATGTTAGTTTGGTTAAGTTGATTTTTGATAAAGACAACGACAGATCGTTGACCTTCTTTGTATATTGTTTCATCTGAGTTTGGAATGTAAGTTGAGTTTTGAAAGTGAAATCTTTTTTCTAAATCTTCTAAAACTTTCTTGCCATCATCAGTTGAAAACAAATTTTTGTATAAAATTTTAAGCTGCTCAGGATCCATCACCACCGCCTATAGCTTGCAGTAAATCTGCCTGAGTTTCTTCTGATACATCGTCAACCGCTCTTAGACCTGGCGCAGCTTCCCCAGCTGCTTTAGCAAGCATAGCTTGTTGTTGTGCCGCAGCCATTTGTTCTTGTGCTTTTGCCTTTTGTTCTCGTATACCAGCCACCTCAGATTCCCCACGAACAACACTAGCTGGTACACCAGTAGTTTTGATAATATGTTTCGCAAGTCCATCGATGTCCAGGTAATCTGTAACATTAGGATCAATTTGTGTAAGCGGTGTAAGAAATTGAAACAATTCAAGTGAAGCTTGTATATCACCTTGTCTTTGTGCCTTGGCTAGTGGTGATACATATTCAATATCTATTTCACTATTCGTCATGCCTTCAGGCGCTGCTTCAAAACCTTTTTTCCTAGCTATCAAATTAAATATTCTATCGATCAAAGGTCTTAGTAATTCTGATTGTAAACGACCAGTAAGCGGTGCTAACAATCTCATTTTTTCAGTTGATCTTTGAATAATCTCTGTAGCTGTCATGCCTGGCGCATTTCCCATAACCAGCTGGTCAACATAAAAAGCTGCTCTTATAGCTGTTCTTCTTTGCTCTAGTTGGTTTTCACCTATAGGATTATTAGCGCCTATGTTGAGCGGCTCAATGCGATCCCTCGTGCCTGATCTATAAAAGTTTAGTCCACCAGGTACTGTTCGTACTGGTAGAATAAAACCATCGTCAGGAACAAGAAGGGGAGGATGTATCTGCAATTGAGCCGCCTGGATAACAGCTTTTGACATTTCATTTACCATCTTAATATCAGGTAAACTTGTCATAGCTGGTGATCTGCCATATCCATTTTCGTAAGAAGCTTTTCTGAATCTTGGAACCATGTAAGGGAACTCATCAAATCCACTTTCAGATAAAATCTTCTTTTCGTCAGGATCCATGTAAATAGACGCTATAGGTTTATTTTTTGCGTCAATCTTTACTTCATCTCTTTCATACCTGGGCATCACAATATGAAGCAGTTCGACCATATCGTAAGGTTCATCGTAACCTTTTTTCTTAATCTTACTGCTTACATTCTCTTCGCCAAACTGATTAATCGCTGCCCTGGCTGGTAGCTTGAACTCTCTAAATACAGTATCAACTCTACCAAATTCATCTTCTGAAACATAACATTCTGATATGTGCCTGGTTGAAAATCTCAGCTGACCTTCATCATCAGTATCAACAAACATAACAGCTGTGCCAAAAGTCACCAGGTCAGAATATAATTCATGGATAGCTTCATGAAAATTAGAACGACCTATCTCGACATACATAACGTCAGTTGCTCTTTCCAGCCATTCCTTCGCTATGTCATCAGATTCAAACTGATCGTCAGTATATCTCAAACTAAACCAAGGTGTACCTGAGTTCGTCAGCATACCATGCATACTAGACGCCATAAGTTCAGCAGCAAAACCAGCTGTGCCATCAAATATACGTTCAGTATTTTTATCACCTGGCGTTCTTTTCCTGGTCACATTGCCTTTATTAGGAACAACAAAATCCCCAATTTCTTGCCAATGACTTTCCCAGTTACTTCTGTATTGCTTCAAGGCGCCAAACCTTTTCATCAATACAGCTGCTCTTTTATCTACTTCAGCCATTATCAACCATACATTCCAGGTCTTTTATTCTGACCCAACAAACTAGGTTTTTCTGTTGGTGCTTCTTCAAGCAACCCTTGCCCACCAGTAACCCTAGCAGCCATCTGACCTTTCTTCCTAGCCTGAGTTGTTTTTACACGCTGCTGCTCTTTAGAACCTTGAGGTGTAACTGTAGGCTTGATTGGAGGAGGAGGTGGTGGTGGTGGTGGCGGTGGTGGTGGTGAAGGTGATCTTAAAAATCCCATATTATGCTCCTACTGTTTTAAAAGGGTTATATTCCATCTCAGCGTGAATCTGAGGTGGTCTTATATTTTTGTTTGTTTCTTTTATCCCACACGCTAAATATCTAAATGCATCAGCGTAATGAGATGACCAATCATGTACTGGCGTTGTTCTAAATGTCCTGGCTCTTTCATTGTATCCACGATGATACTGCCTTAGCGCATCCAAACCTGATTTACATTTTTCTGCATCAAACCAACACCTGGGTAATAACATCTGCGCTGCGTGTATTCCATCTTCCAATGGCAGCTTTGGAACTACCCTAAAATTTAAACCTAAATCCCAAGCAATTTCTCTTCTTGATTTTCCTGAACCAAGTTCACGCACCTCAATATCATGGGGTGCATAGTGATTGCCATATAAATAATTTCTTCCTGATAAAACCTTCACATAGTGCGGTAAACCCTCACCACGATTTTCGTAACAATCTATAACATGAATAGCACGACCAATAGACTGCGTAAACCAAATAGCTGTACTATCACCAATTCCTAGATCCCAAAACGTATCAACCTTAATTGTAGGATCATAAGGAACTTTTGAAATTCTTTGATCTTCCATAGCAGCTTCAAGTTCTTTACCAAAAATACTGCCTGGTACATTTGCAACCCAACTACATTCATATTCCTGGGCAAACTGATCTGCGGTCATTGCTTCCCTAGCGCTACGCAATTCAGTTGCATTTAATATTGCTGTGTCACTTGCCTTATGAATTGCTGTAAACCAATCATCATTATTTACAGCGTGTTCATACATTTCAAAAAAAGCATTCTGACCTTTTGGTGTTCCTACAAAATAACAAAACCCTTCACGATCAGATAGCGCTGGTCTAATTATCTCAGGAAATACCTTTTCAGGCATATCCGCCACCTCATCCATAAAACATCCATCTAGGTATATTCCACGAAGGCTATCAGGGTTTTCTGCTCCCAGTAAGCTTATACGCCCACCATTAGGTAAATCACAACGTAATTCTGTTTCATGAAACTTAATACTGGGTATTCCACCAGCAAACTGTTTCAAATAATCCCAGGCAACAGCCTTAGCTTGTCTGTAAGTAGGTGCTAAGTAAGCATATCTAGGCGCCTTCTTAGGACATAATACAGCTGCCCTTAATAAATGATTGATAGCCATTACTGTTTTACCCATCCTTCGATGACATACAATAACGCCCCATCTATATTGCTCCAGGTTTTGATGTAACTTAGCCTGAAGTTGTCTTGGTTTATAAGGTATTACAATCTGCATGAACGTCAGACACTCTCTAATCTGTATTTACGCTACAGAACTCTGCGCCTTGTCCTGGGGTATATAGGGTATATCTGTAGGAAATTTGCATTTTTTTTTGCAAACATTCTGCAAACATAAATAGTTCCTTCTGTAAAAATATTACTGCCACCCTTCGTTACAGTTTTCCAGGGCATCGACTTTCAAAGTCGTTCAAGCTGGGTTATCCCTCGTGCGTGTAGCTGGGTCAGGCAGAGGATGTTGTATATATACATTCACCCTACTTTAACTTCACCATTATCCCAGCTTAAAGTTATACTGTTATCAACAGCAACGCTTGGTTCATCCTTCTTATCTCTAAGACCATAAGGCTGTATCCTGGCAAGTGTCCACTTCAACGTATCAATCTCTAACCTTCTACGCTGTACCTCAGCATTCAGCAATCTATTGTCTAAACTTTCAGGTAAAGGCTGCACAGCTAGATCATTGATATAATCTGAATAATACTCAGCTTGTAATACTCTACCTTTACGATAGATCTCCCACAACTCGTCATCATCCTGAACTGCCCTGGTCACAGATCTATAGCTTGGCATACCTTTTGTTTTACAAATAGTAACCAGGCTTTCACCACAAGCTAAACGATTAGCTATGTTTGTCATCACTATTTTGTTCACTATCTTTGCCATATAACTTTTCACCAATAGATACGTTGCACATTATACAAACAAACTCGAACAATCTTCCATAGTTATCCATGTGCCATTTACCAACTAAAGCGGTTTTACATCGTTCACAAAGCAATAATGTCTGATTGTCTTTTTCTGTCATGACACAATATCTAGTGCCATTTTAATATAAATATGCCATATTTCATGTCATTCGTCATCTTTTATTAATCTTATAATACAACTTAATTAACGCTTCTCGATACCTTCTTCTAACTATACGATGATCATTTAACCGCAATATCCTGGCTATCTTAGTCCATTGTATCCCTCTATCTCGATAAGCAGCTGAATGTGCAACTGCCCAAACAAGCTTTCTATCAGGTACATCCATCAATGCCAGGTAGTCTGCAATTTTATCATACCTGGTGATCTCAGCAGCTGTCGCTGACAACTTCATCTCACTTTTACCATCCCAACCATAACTACCCCACTCATTAACGTAATCCATCCAAAAAGACATTTTTTGCTTTCTAATAACTAGTGGTAGCTTTCTATCAGTTTCAGCAGCTTCTAAAAATAAGTCATGTATTTGATCTATGCTTGTCATACTTCCTTTCTGCCTGG